CTTCGTTTATTGAGTCAGGAACTGTGCAGGTTCCAGTTTGCACTCGCAACACTGAGTCTGTTGTTAGTGTTGAATCAAATAGTTGGCTACCATGTGTCCTAAGTGGAGCCGCTTGGGAAGGCTCCTATAACGATCGCGCTAAAGGAGTTTAGTTATGCCATTCCCATGGGCTGCAGTTGGAATGACAGTTCTCAACATTGGGGCATCTCTTTGGCAAGGCAGTCAACAAAGAGATGCTGCCAGCGACGCTAATAAGCTTGCCGAAGAGCAAGCCGAGAAACAATTTGAAAGAGCTGAAAAAGAATGGGCAATTGATTACGCATCAAGATCAGCTAATTACATGCTCGACGTAGCAAAACAAGAAGCTTCTAAGTTTGTTGAGCGCCAAGCTAAATCCGACTATGAGTGGCAGCAAGCCCAATTAATTGATTCAGCGCTGCGGAACCTTGCTGTCAACGAAGAAGCGATTGCTACTAAGTTTGGCGCTGAGGAAACTTTACGCGCCACGCAAGAAGGCATGTCGCTGGCCTATACGCAAGGAAAGCTAGGGGCCGAAACTTCCAACCAACTTCGTCAGTACATGACGAGGATCCGAGATAACGCTTTGCAATCCAAGCAGCTTGTTGAGCAAAGCGATACAGAAGCCCAGGACTTGCAGAGTGACATTGTTCTTGGCTTTCAGGAAGAAGCGTTGAAGCGAGAGATTGAAACAGTGGCCTCTGTCGTTGGAGCTGCTACTGACAAAGCAAAATATGTTTCTCGGCAGGGTGGCAGTAGCAGTTCAAGACGACAAGCGCTCAACAATATTCAAGCTTTAGGCAGAACCTATGGACTGATGGAGAACAGGAACAGGCAGCGAACAACAAAGCTTGCAACTTTGAACACCAAACTCAAAGGTGAAAGAGCTACAGAGCTGGGAAGGTATGCGTTGCAGATGGATGACGCAATTCAAGGAATGAAATTCAGCAAGCGTGCTTACAACAGAGATAGCAATTACAACCTTGACGTTTTCCGTGACTTGACCATGCCGTCTTTCGAGCTAGCCAATCGGCAAGGAGGTCGAGAGCTTGATGCGTTGTATATCCAAACTGAAGGGAAGATCAACGAAGCATCAATGCCGTTCCGTGAATCAATCTGGTTTGATCCTATTAAGCCTATTGCTGGTCTTAAGCCTGAGTACATGGCACCAACGAAAGTGTATGAACCATCAGGTCTGGATATAGGGTTGAATGCTCTTGGGGCTGGCATCAATGGCGCAATGTCAGCTTCATACAAAAAAGATGGTGGTGGCATTGGTTTCTTCTGATGTTATATTGACATCAGTCAATGAACAACAATGAGCAAACTCAAAGGTGACGAACTGCTGGAACACATCAAAGAGAAAGGAGCGTTGCTTGATCGCAACACCTTGATTGCTGATGCTGGCTACATCGTTACACGTAACGGTCGTCCTAGTCTTCAACGCACTGAGTTCATGCAAGCCATGGCTGATGCACAAGGTATGACCCTTGGCCCACCATCAGCTGGTCCTGGCCGTGGCAAGAATCCAGGCTTCAAGTTGAAGGTAGGACCAAAAGGTATGGTCCCTGTTGGTGCTGCTTATACAAGCAAAATCGGCTTAACTGCTGGTCAACATGTATTGGTTGAAATTGACGGTGACTGCATTGTCCTAAGCCCTACCTCTGAAGACATTCCTGTCTGCCCTGTGTAGTCTTAGAGAGGAGAATGTAGACGGGGGCTTGTTGGGGGCCCCTTTTTTATGCAGTTTTAAACGACCACTGAGTGGTAAATCACAACCGATTCAGACAGTAATCTTCGATGAACCTTAGTTGCATCTTTCCTATCGCAATCTTCGATCCAACTAATTCCGTTCCTGTAGCAGTAGAAGCGTGCAACATTAATCATCTGACCGAGGCTTCGGGGATGGACACCACAGCCTAGATCTGTCACTTCTCTGCAGCGTAAAGAGCGAAGGATTGCAAGACAATTGTTGAAAGCAGTTCACTGGCTTTAGACCCGTTACAACGATCAGCCATTGTTGGCCGAGCATTAAAACAACCAGCAAGCACACCGGCAATCAGGACCAGCTGAAAGCCGATCACTGATGCCAACAATGTGAATGCTGCACGTTTCATTTGCGTTTTGCTATTGCGTCTGCTATCGCTTGTGCTTTTTGCTGTTGCTCCTTAAGTCTATCCTTTGCTATTTCACCTGCTCTAATAGCTTGTCGCTGCTCAAACGTTGCCGTATGAAGCACAAAACTAGCCAGCTCTTTTTCGTTAGTTTGGGTCTCGGCTTTCTTAAGGGGTGATTTCATTTGACGTTCCAGATGTTGTGCCTTCAACGTTAGTCGCAACGAATGAAGTTTGTAAACGAGTGCCAGCAGGCAACTCCTCATCCCATGTTTCACCAGTACCTGCACCATCACCAAATGTCAGCTTGGGTGTGTCCTTGTTTGACACCAGCTGACCAGCTACTGGCTGTGTACTTAGGCCAGTGACTGCACCAGTTGAATCGAAGATCAGATTGGCCGTTGTTGAAATAGCAGGCTTCTCATCCATCGTTACCTTTTGACCTACTTCCCAAGTCCCAGTGGATTCAGAGAGCGTCATATCTAGGCCAGTGATATCACCAACGACACCGGAAGGACCGCCACCACCAGCGGCATAGACATTATCTCCCGTGGCAAATTGGTTGAGGTCGGTATCGTCGCTGAGGGTTAGGGTTGTACTAAGAGAGTCGTCAGTAAGAATAACTCCGCCAACTCTTACACACATCAATGATGCGGCTGGACCGATAATCTCTAATTTCTGCAAAATTCCTACGGCTGGCAGAGCACCACCAGCAGGGTCAGAAACTGATTGGACAGTAGATGCACCAGTAGATCCTGTGGCTTTCCACTGAACGTTTGCCGTTGCAGAACGAACCACAACATTGCCGTTTTCTGTAGAAAAATTGTATGAACTAGCATCCCAAGTAATTGTTGCATCAGCAGCTCCTGAATCTAAAGCTGCCAAGGTGTAGCAGTCACCATCAAATGCGTTTGTTATTGGGCTTGCCGTACTCCACGGCTGGTTTGCTGTAAGGTTGCTTGTGTAATTATTAACTACTTCATCAACATCAGCAATCGCAGATGTCTCCGGCTTAATCAGCACAGGATTCACTACGGTATTAACTACATAGTTGCCTGTATTGGCGCTCCAAGGACCTACAACATCGCTTACCGTCATTGAAGGTACGGATGGGTCACTAGAGACATAGGTCGCTGTGATTGCTTTCTCTGGACCGGTGGCATAGTTACTTGCGCCTGCACTCCAAATACCATCGGTGTCACCAAGTGTAAGGGTATTGCCAGGTCCAATAGAGTTAACGATTCCGGTACTTTGACCTAACAATGTTCCACTAAAATTATTTGTAACACCGTTAGTGTTTTCATTGTACCACCAGTAACGATAACCTTTTAGCTCCCTAAGCGTTCCATTTGATGCTGTAATTCCGCTGTCTACCCAGTTAATTAAATCGTTTCCTGCGAACCAAGTTCCTGCATAGGTTCCGCTAGATGCTGTAAAAGTCCAATCAAGCGTAGAATCTTCTGAACCAATATCAAGCATGATTGAACCACTAATGGCGGGGGTATCAAACGTACCTGTTGCTAATGGAATTGACTGTTTAGTGCTGTTGAATTGAGAAGTACGATCAGCAACCCCTGGTCTACCACCAGAGCCGATATCAACTGAGTATAGGAGTTCAGTTAGTACTGATTTAGGCTCTTGCTTTGCAACATCACCAACTTCAAAGTCGCTCAGACCGCTCGCGTTTTGAAGAGTGAGGCTTGTGGCTCCTGAAATAACGCCGGTGGTTCCAGCTGTACCTATTTCAAAGACTGTATAACCACCCGCATAAGATGGGATAACATAAGCTGTAGATGTTAAATCAACAGAAGGATCGGTAGTGTAATTTTGTGCAACCCATTCTAAGTCATTATAAGAACCGTAACCACCTAAAGCTGTTCCGTCAGACTCAAAGGATCCAATATCTGCAGAGCTACCACTATTGTAGCTAAAATTTGCAGTTCCATTTGTAGTAAAAACTTGACCAGTAGCGTTATATTCAGGAACTATAATCAGGTATTCACCTATCCCAAGATTAACTTGACTCTGGTATGTTACTTCTGTTTTAGTTAATGCATCAGCGAGATTTGCTGGAGCCGTTGAACTTGTAAATAATCTTGCTGTCCCAACTTCCCCAACATTAGTGATCTCACTACTCGTCGGAACAATCGGACTGTTGTTCTGCTTCACCACATCACCAGCCTTGAATGCACCGTTGGCTAGGTTTGCATCAGAGGCGAGGGTAAGAGTTGTATTAGGTGAGCCCGAGCCGAATGCTGCGTAGATGTAGGTGCGACCACTTGCATTGATACCGGCATTGGAGGTTAGTAGTTCAAAACCAGAAGAAGTAAAATTAATATCGTAAAGGGCGTCAGAATCTTCTGCATTCGATAAGTTAGGGAACAGTACTTTGTTTCTAGGGTTAGTCGTGCTCCTGGCGTTGTCATAAATGTGCCACTGTTCTCCGCTTTCCGAGCTGTTTTTGATTAAGACAAAAGCAGGTTCAAACCCACAATCAATTGGATTGCTTGTGCTGGTTCCTGTGTAAGAGCCGAACTTCTGCGTAGGACTTTCGGCCCAGCAGTAGGCAATAAACGAATTAGTCGCGGGCTGGATCCAACCATCGTTTCCAGTAGTGAAAGTGGTGTCATTAACATTGGTATATGCGGTGGCACTGTAAAAGCCGAAACTGTCGTTCAGTCCCAAATACCCATTTATTCCAGTGCTGGTGTGATAAACAGGCCAGCCAACAGTTTGGTTAATGGTCTTTAAGATAATAAACGAGGGAGCAGTATTAAGACCGTGACCTATAGTCGCACTATTTTGACCTGTCCCTGTATAGCTAACAATACTAAAGCTACCGTTAGACCTTACTTGTGATTCAATGTCTCCATCATCATTAGTGACGGTTGTGTCTCCAGCATCCCAGCACCAGGCTACATAGTCTTCACCGCCTCGATTAGCTTCATTGTTAGAACCTATACTGAACCCGTTAGAGTTAAATGTAGTTGAGTCAGAAACATCATATTGCTGGTCTGGAGTATTCGACAACAACCGCTTCTCGTTGCCTCTAACTACGTCAAATAAGCAATGATTGTCGCCTCTAGTTCTGCATTTCTGCCAGACAAATGCTGGAGCAAATCCAAGATCAAAGCTTTGCGTTCCGTCGTTGCCTGTATAGAGCACAGGAGCAAAGGAAGACGTACCTCCTTCAATCCCTACAATCTCATCCGTAGCTCCTGCAATATCCAGTGTTCCTGTAACTGTTGCCTTCATCTCCAACGATGCTTCAGGGATGCCCTTGGTGGCCCAGCTCAACGTTGAAGTGAATGACTGATTGTCAAACCTATCTCCCCCAGGAGAGTCTTCAGTAAGAACGACTGATGTCAAAGAAGGGGGTGCTTCCTGTGGCCCAATGCTTTCCTTGATTTCAAGACCGGTCGCCTTATATGGACTGCCGTTCCGGCATACCAACATCAGATCATCATCTAAAAGTTCGGCCATAACGTTCTGAGATTTGAGGGTGTAAGGAGTGGTGTTTCTGCAAACCAGAAGTTGATCGTCGTCCTGAACTGTCATGGGAGAGGAGCAAGGGTTGAGATGTTGTAAGGAATGAATGAAGCCGGAGTCACACCAACAGTTGACCCGCCCGTGACCGTGATATTTAGCCCAGCAGTAACTGACTCAACAAATGAATTTGGAGTAACGCTTACAACAGGTTTTGTTGGGTCTGCGGAATTGACCGTAATGTCATTGCCAGCAACGATCTCTTCAACACCTGCTCCTCCTGGAGGCGCTGGAAGCATCTCCCAAGTCGTGCCGTCATAAGCAACACGTTCAGCCCCTGTTAGGGCATCACCAGCAATTCCAGTCCAACTGGCATCAACAACACCTGATGTTGCTGTGTTGACGTAGAAGTCTCCATCAGCAGAACTCGAAGGAGCTGGAAGCGTTAGATCGCGAGTGCCTTTATAAACAAGGCCTCCCGTCCCTCCTGTGATTTCAACCCAAGCAGCATTGTTTCTGCCATAAGTTTTGGAATTGATTGGAGCTTCAGGAACACCTGTTTGGTCTTCAGGAATCTCGACCCAATTGCCGTTTAATCGCGCATACTCTTTGTTGTCAATTGGAGCGTCGCTGATTCCTGGAGGAGGGACTACAGCCCAAGCTTCACTTTCTCTGCCGTAGAGATTCCCATCGTTAGGAGCATCAGTGATAAAGCTTTCATTTGTTACCGTTATATCGTCATACAGCTCTTGATCAACATACATGGAGAACTTTTCTCCAGTGTTGAGCTGATCAGCTGTTAGCTGGCTAGACGCTTGATACTCAACATACTCTGTTTGATATGGAGTAATGCGTAAAAGCTTTATCCATTCCCCTGCTGCTATTCCAGTGTTCAGAACAATTTCTGTTCCTTCTGTATTAAACTGATAGTCAACTTCAAATGTCAACTCAGTGTATGTAACGCCACTGTCAACGCTCTTGTACACATGGATGTGTGAGCGCTGGAGATAGTTGATTGTATTCCCAGCTTCCGTGGTTAACGGGAATGTCGTTGTCCCCGGCGGCGAAGCGTCGTAGATGTTCCCGCTATATGTCCAGGTAGCCATTGGCAAAGAGTTGCATTAAGACAAGCCTACCGCTAGTAACCTCGGCGGGCTCTTTGATACAACTCCTCAAGCCTGTTGTCCATTTCTCTGGCGTCATCAATTCTGTTCTCACGCTTAAATACATCTGACGATGCTTTAACCATTACTCGTTCTTGATAGCCCTTGTCTGACGCAATCAAACGGTCTATTGCAATTGATTTGTGCTCAGAGATTAACTTTGCAAATTCCAATTCAATCTTGGTTTTGGTCCCCGAAAGTGCGCTGCCTTTCTTCTCAACAAACCTTTGGACATCAGGCCTTCTCCTAAAAGCCAAAATACGTTGAGCCAGCGTCTTCCCTCCAACTCGCGTCTCAGCCATCAACGCATTAAATCGCTGCTGCTCTGGCTGAGTAACTTCACCCGCATCCCTTGGCTTCACTTCTGTGTAAGCACCCTTGATGTCAAATACTGCCTGCCAAACAGCATCAGCAGGGCTATTCCGTGGCAGCACCGGGATTGCCATTTGGAATGGATTCAAACCTGTCTTGCCAACACCAGGAACAATCGGCACTGGCTTGCCAGTCAACTGATCAACAAGCTGTGGAGCTGAACCAACCCCAGGCAAACGGTTGGCCATTTGACCAAACATGCCCGTACCAAATGCGTCCTCATGAACACGCATCACATCACTGAACGTTGAACCTTCGTAAGCCGACTTAAACGGATCTACTGAACGCTCAACAAATGCCAGCAGTCCACCAAATGGAGTTTGAGTTGCCCACCAAGATTGCACAGCCCTAGCGCCTGAATACTCAGGATCTTGAATTGCTCTGACTAAACGATCAACACCAGTCAAAAACGACGCTTGATACAAGCCAGATAACGCAATGCCAACCATTCCCGCCTGCACTTCGTCCTGTTCTGTCTGACTCATCCAACCTGAATACATCCCAAAATCGGCATACATCCTCATCAGGATTGAGATCGGCTCCCCAAAACGATCAAATGACACTCGGTTATTGCCGCCTAGATCAATGGAATAAGGAATATTCCCTGCTGCCTCCCATGCACGTTGTGCTGCATTGCCCTGTGCTCCTTTAGTCCAACGCTCAGGACCACCGCCTGAAATGCGACCATCCATTGCCATGCCATAGAGCGTTGCCCCAAGCGCTGTAGACAATCCGATCTGCCCTGCAATACGGAACGATTCAGCAGGATCAGCCATCAACTCACGTTGAATTGCCCAGACAGCATTTGTTGGATTACTGCCAGCCAACTGCACTCCTTTGGCAATAGCTGCCATCCCACTGCTTTCCCAAACACCCTGCTTAATGATGTTTGCTGGTGTTTTTACAAATGGAACAAACGGACGAATTAGTGCTGCCAGTGGCCCCAAGCTGCTAATTCCATTTGAAATACCCGAAGCAAAGGCATTTGGCTCCTGAAATACAGACTCAGCACTTGCTTGTGCAATTGTTCGTCCGTTGTTCTCCAGGCCTGAGTTCAGGTTATAAACACTGTTGACCTTGTACTTATCCCACAACTGAGCTTGTGGCAGGTCAAAAGCCATCTGAGCTTCCATCTGCATGAACTCAGCCAACTTCTTCTTGTCTGTCAGATCAACACCTTGCTTTGCTGCTCGCCTTACGCCTCTTGCTGCAACTTCCCCACGGATAGAAAGATGTCTGGCAAATTCATCAGTACCTAGTAAGCCACGCGATGGAAGCCTTGTGTACTGACCAATTTTGTCAACCATGTCATACATGGCAGGACTTAGACCTTCACCACCAGCTGCCTTGATTGGAGCGTCCAACAGCTCTCCGCTGATGCCTTTCCTTGTTGTCTGATAAGCAGAAGTCTCAGTGCGAGCAGCGTGCCAGCCCATCTGCAACGCATCATTAAAAGCGGAATACATCGCTCCCAAAGAAGCAGTCGCTTCTGCTGCTACCTGCTCTGCAACTTTTGCTCCCTTTAAGCCCGTGACTGCATAAGCCTGAGCTGCACCCAAGGTCAACAACGAACGAGTTGGCACCCATAAAGCACCCATCGCATTCGTTACGAAGGTGGCAGGGCTAGACAACAAGCCGTTAATAAATACTTCGTTCCAAGCGTTACCGGCAATGCTCATCCCAAGCGTTGCCTTGCTGATCTCATGCGGGTTCTCTAAGAACTGAATACGTCTGGCAAGACCCATCAGTTCTTTCTGACCACGCATCATTTCTTCTGGACTGCCCTGCAACAAAGCAGCAATCGCTTTGAACCTGTCAGCAAATTCACCAGGGTTGCCAAGAGCATCAGCTGCTCCTTCTCTCAACCCTTCTTGGGTCATGTTGACGCCTTTGGCTAGACCAAAGCTTCTAACGCCACGACCTGTCTGCTGTGCATAGCCAAGAATTGCCTCGCCAATCTTTGACATGCTCTGCATGTTTTGGGCCAACTGCAAACCTTCAATCGTTGCTTCTTGCCCGTTGTTGATCTTCATCAAGAACGAGTCAGCTAAAACTTTTGTCTGACCCGCCATGCTTTCAACTGCCACCTTCATGACAGACGCGGCATAACCTGCTGTCTCACCATCAAGCTTCGTAGGTGCAACCTCGCCAGTCTTCTTAACAACCTTTACCCACTGCTTCTTAACGGCATAATCCAAAATGTCCTGAGGATTCATTGGGGCCATTGCCCGTAAATCATTCACAGCTCGTTGAACAAACTTGGCATCAAACCCTTCGCGTTGTTTAATGAACTGGCTTGATTGTTCTGCTAAACGAAAAGCATTGCCCAAGAACCCTGTGGGGTCAGCCTTGTCTGCGCTTTGGATAGGCCGTGGTTCGGCAAACGGTGAACATGCGGGATTAGCCATTAGCAGAACTCTCCATTTTTAAGGAATCGACCGGCATCAACAGCAAGGTCTTGGGCTTGTTTGATTGCTCTGGCAGCAGGTGAAAGTAACTTCATCTGCGTATCCAGCTTGTCAATCAAGTTGTTGATGACACGAAGGCGATTGCCTTTCATCTCACCAGTTTGCTTAAGTGCAGTCAGTCCATCAACTAGGTCATACATCTCGCCTTGAGTAAAGGTGTATGTGTTCTTGTTGATTCTGATTTGCTTGCGTACAACATCGCTGTATCGCAACAGCTCATCAACCTGCGCCTTGCTTAGTTTGACTTTTGCTGTCAGATCAGACGTGTAGACAGGGTTAATGTCAGCGGTCTGCATGACCTGCTCCATTCCATCAGCTTCAATCTGTCTTGCCCTGTTAAGTGCCTCTGCTTTAAGACGATCAGTTTCTCTCTCTGCTGCTTTAACTGCCTGACTCTTGCGAGTAAAACGGCCTAGCTCTTCGCCATCCTCCCCAAGCATCACCCAACCTCGGCTTCCCTCAACCTTCTCAACGTCTGGTCCTTTGATTTCAGCTAAATCAATACCAAGAACTTGACGAACAACGTCTTCATCCGAGCTGGCACCTTCCAACGCGGCTTGCTCGGCCTGTGACAGCCTTACTTCTTCGCCTAAGTCAAAACGCTCTTCGGCTGTTTTGTTTGTGACAACGTTGTTCTTAAGCTTGGCATCAACAACAGGGTCACTGTTTATATCAACAATCAAACGACCCATGTTTTCGTTAAACATTTCATTGTCAACAGATTCATCTAAGGCCTTAGCTGTTTTCTCTGCTAACTCGCCGCGATCAAGATTGGCTGCAGGGTTCCGCAAGAAGCGAATCTGCATGTCGTCTCCAATCCTGGCCCAACCTTCAAACAACCCACGATTGACAATGAAATTTGACCAGACGGATTGAGGAGCATCAATCACGCCTAGCTCATTGGCGGTGATTGGATTTCGCTTCATGTAGTCAATGGCATCAACTCTTGTCTCTGGCATTAACCGCTCAATTTGTCTTTGCACCTGTTGCATTCTTCCAGGAGCAATTTCTTCATACGTCAATTCCATTGATCGCCTAAACGCTTGATAAGCGTCCTCTTCAAACGCTGATTTGATTGTTTGTGGTGTAACTGTTGGGCTTGGATTACGTGGAGTGACCTCTACACGAACAGGCTCAACTCTTCCGTCAACCAACTCACCACCAGCACCAAGTGCTTGACGCGGAGGAGTGCCTGGTTTTGGTTCTGGGCTGCTGCCAGGAGGCAAGGCTGCATCTGTTCTTCCTGCCAGTCGCGCTTGGTCTGAGCCTTCAACTAAAGGCTGTTGACCTTGGCCTAGCCTTGGCGTCATGCCTGTTGGGCCTGGAGCAGCAGCACTTAACCCTTCAATAGCTGTGATGTCTTGGTCAGCAAGCTTGACCAGATCAGATTGTGTGTTGAGCCTGGCTAGTGCTCCACCAGCCCAAGGATCCATAGAAGGATTAAACCCAGGGCGAGGCGCAAACGGAACACTATTCATTGACGCCTGAGTCATTGGCGCGGCAGAAAATCCTTTGCCAGCGTCGTCTGCTCCATCGTCAAAGAAACGACTAAGCCCACGCCCTAAACCTTCCGCCTCGTCGTTAAACGCTGCAACGATCTTGGCTTTATCTGCATCGCTTGCAGCATTAAATGCCTTGCTGAATTTACGGATCCGAACCATGTCGATCATGGCCGACATTGGTGCAGCAGTAACTAAGCCCTCAAGCATCTGCTTCCACTTCTTCTCGATAGAAGAATCCAAGACATCAGTCTCGAAATAGCCAATCCGAGGCAGATTGTTTTCTGCCAAGAAATCAGTCAGTGTTTCGTCAAAGTCGTTTTGGCCTTCACCAAAGACATTGAAAGCAACAAAAGCATCCCAGCCAAGAGCTTCGCCAACAGTGCGAATCTTGGCTTTAGTGCCCTTAACTTTCTTGATCGATGTCAATGCTGCCGCACTGTTAGATACTGTTTTCCACCAATTAACTGTCTCTGCGCTCTTGGCAATGTCCTTGAAGGTGTAAGTCAACCAGTCATTATTAACAACAGCTTTTGCTGCGTTTTTTCCACCCTTTGTCGTTAGGTCTAAAGCTTCCATTGCTTTAGTGACCTTGGGTGCTCGGCTGGACTTCAGTACATCGTCAGCCTTATTTAAAGCACCAGCTACCTTGCCAAACGTTTTGCCAATACCTGGAGCTTTAGCAAGAATCTTTGTTGGCGCAGCAATGCCTTTAATTGCAGTCTTTGGCAGCGTAACGATTGCCGTACCAAGCCTCACCAAATTACTTGCGGCTTGACCTGCAACCGTCTCGGTTTTAAAAACCTCCCTTCTCCATTTGGTTAAAGGATTATCTGCATCGTTGAAGATGTCATCAGGGTTATAGCCATTGCGTTGCCCTGTAAGGACTTGAGCCGTCTGCCCAACAATGTCAGCAACGCCTAGCCCAAGATCGACATAATCAGTGGCAAGAGAAAAACCAGCATTCGTCACAATGCGTGCAGCGTCACGCGCAAACATTCCTGCATCTTGTGCAAATACAGGGCGTTGATCTTCTCCGCGAGAAATAGCGTCAAGCTCTTGCTCAATAGCTTGATCTTCTGCTATTTGCCTACGCTTGGCCCTAGCCTCAATTAGCCCTAGATAAGTAGTAGGAGGAGCCCCACTATCAGGCGGTTCAGCTACGGCAACGCTTTCATTGATGGGACTCCCATCGATATTGACCATTTCATAGTTGCCTGTTTCCTTGTTTAGCTCAACTTTCTGCATCAGAATCTCCTCTTGTAGTCATAGACGCCAGCGCGTGACCGCTGATCAGCAAACAATTTTGAGTAGTCATTCCCAAAGCCACCAGCTTCAAGAGCACCAGTCCTTGGATTGAAAAACGAATCCGCTCTTGCCTTAGCAATTGCCTCAATCGTCAAACCTTGTTTTATCACTTGGGGCAGCTTACTGATGAACGTTTGGACTGCAGCAGGAGCCTGAACTCGTAAATCAAGAATGTTAAACATTGCTCGATTCCAGCCTTGACTGTTTGGGGGAATACCCAAACGTTGAAAGACGGGAGCCATAGCTGTTGAAACTGAAGTAAGAATTCCCATCCATTGTCGATCAACTTGTTGCGGCGTGCCTCCATTTCGTCCACCAGACACTGTGCCCCGATTCCTGTTGTTGTCACCTGTATCCGTATGCCCGTAATAAGCTTTTGTATTTGAACCAGAAGGTGTTCGTGTCCCTTCTGCAATTCCAATAGCAATAAAGAAAGGATGATTCCTGCTAGCAATAGCAATAGGCGCTCGACGTACTTGAGTGGCTGCAGACAGCTGAGGTAACGCTTCCGTCTTGATCCCCATCGGAATCTGACGCGACATTACTTTTGCGAATTGATCCGTGTTGTCTGAATTAAGGATCCCTGGCTTTCCTTCCAAGGTTCCAGCTTGTGCAGGCTGAGTAACAACATTGCCTAAAGCACCCAAGCTTTGCATCAATACTCTTTTAAATCCTTCTTGCGGAGTGTCGTTAGCGCTGCTGGTTGTTTCATTTTTCTCGCTTGTTTTTTCATTATCATCTTTTCCTTGCTCTGGGATTCTCTCAACCTCTTGTATTGTGTCCAACTCTTCGAGTTGCGGCGCACCCATGATGAAATTTAATGGGTTATTCTTTTGCCAAAAGCCATACTCGTCTTCTTTTATTCGACTCTTCCTTGCCAAAGTTTTCATTTCTTTTATTGGATCTTCATATATAGGACTTCCGTCATCCTTCTTCAAAGACTTCATTGCGTTTCCCAGTTCGCCAAGCAAATTCTTTACTGTAATTTCTTTATTTCGATTGTTTCGCCTAAAGCGTTTAACAGTCTCTGGTGAGAATGATTCAACAGTCAATGGCCCTTCGTTTGAATTTTGACCCAAGTACATATACTCTTCGTTTATTTTTTGGACCATTGTTTTCCCTCCTCTTACGCCCTTCTTAAATCCTTCCTCCAAGATTGAATACTGATTTTCTAATTCTTCCCTGTACTTGTCCACATACATCTGTGTTGTCCATGGATTGCCGTTATCTTTATCTTTCTTTGCTTGCTTCTCTATTGCAACAAGTGTTCTTGCTCTTAACTCGCTTTCGACAGCTTCAACTTTACTTTCGTTTGGAACGTCAGCAAGAGCAGAAGTGCCTTCGCCTGCTACGTCAATATTGCCAATGTCAACAAGATTTAAACCGAAAACTGCTATTTCGCTTTTAGCTGCTTTTTCAGCAACTCCAATATTTTTGTATAGATCTTCGTCTGGGTTTCCAGCAGCAACATTTGCCATCTCCAATGAATACTGAGTAGCAGTGATTTTTTCTGCATCTAGTAATGCAAGAAGTTGAGCAGAAGCGTCTTCCTTGTTAAGGCCTTTTTTCGTAATATTTAGCCTTGCTTCAGCAGCATTTTGTATTTGCAGTTGCGTTGGGGCATCAAGGTTTGATTCAACCCGACCCATCGCTGCAAGCGCTGCTCCTCGTTGATCTAGAGGCAATGTGCTGATCTCGCCTCGGAATTCTTGCGATGCAGCCTCTTTCTCCTCTGGTGTTGCTGCGCTGTCGTAACGGCCAACGTATTCACCAATCAGCCTTTTGGCATCCAAAGAACCTTGTTGCTGTTGCTCCCTTAGCGCATTGTTCGCCAGCACACTGAGCTTTAACGTCAGGCTTTTACCGTTACCATCTCGAATATCAAAAAAGTATTCCCCTGATGGCGTTTGAATTGAAGTGCCAGCTAAGTTCACCATTCTGTTTGCAAGAGTGACGGCAGCGTCAGCATTGCCTTCTGCAATTAGCATTGTGACTTGCGTTTCTACCCCTGAATACAGAGCATCTGCTTGCTCCCGTGGCGTAAACATTGCCCGAGGATCTGAGATCTCTCTTTTCAAGGATTCTGCAGCTAATTCAATGTTGCCTCTTCCATCAGGCCCTCCGCCTTCAGACAAGTACGGCGCAACACTGGATAAAAGACCATTTTGAACTTTTAAGCGATCTCTTTCTTTTTGGCGAGTGAGAGTACCTGCATAGTTGCGACCACTTACTTGACCTTCAAATTCAGCTAATTTAGGGGCAACGACCGCTAAAGCGCCTGCCGGAACATTGCCAAGGCTTGATTGCTGACGCGCATTTTGTTTAATGTCGCTCATCACCTGAGCTTTTACTTCGTCAGGCGTACTGGGATTTGTAAGCAGCGCCTGATTCTTTTCGGTCTCAGCCTGATAAACCTCCATGTATTGACTTGCTCCATAGCTGGCCTGATAAGCGCCAAGCTTTTCCTGAGCAAAGACGTTCAAGCCACGCATTAAATCGCGCTCTGGGCCATCAGGCGTTGCTGCCATCAAGTCTTTAGGAGGCGTGGAACTAACCAATTCGCTCATTTGGCGATTGGCTTGATCCATCAAGACGCCTTTGTAGATCGCTGTTCCTTGCTTCGTGATCGTGTCTACAAAGTTAGTGACCGCTGCCGTTCTAGCCTCAGCATTTTTTACAAGCTGATTAGGGTTTCGGTAGTCCTGCAGCGGACCAGGCCTTGACACCTCAACCCGAGAATCGCCTTTAACGGCAATATCCATCGGATCGCCAACACTGCCAAGAGCGTTGACAGTGTTTGTACTAGGACGGCTGTATGTCATTGATCAATACTTGCCGCCTTTACCGCCTTTCTTTCCACCTTTTGAACCTTTGCCTTTGCACTTACCAGCCACGAGGGTTAGGGTCGAAGTACCTCTAATTTACACAATGTCTCGCGCTTCGGAAGATTTTCTGTCCTCATTGCACGGATTAGTTGGAGAACAAATTAAAACATTGCTACTGTCAGACGATCCAAGAGATATAAAGATGGGCATTGATGCCGGACTAAAGTTTCTAAAGGACAACAGCATCACCGCTACTGTTGATAACAGCGCTCCCATTGCGCAAATTAAGGACTTGTTGCCAACTAAAGATGAACTTGAAAAGCTGATGACCATGACACCTGACTAGATCCAGCTTCCACCTTTACCCCCGTCCATTACTTCCGCCCGGCGAGCTTGCTCGATAGTCATGCCCATCGCTTGCCGGGTTGCGTTGAGAAGCATCCAACCATCGTCATCGGCAACGGTTGCAGCAATCATCTCCTTCATTCGGTCGTTGTATCTAATCTTCTGGTCCTGAGCTGCCTGTTCTTGGAACCATTGAACGCACATTGCCCAGGCATCCAGGCGGTCATCGTGCAGCAATGAACCCCTGTCGTGAGTAATTCTACTTAGCTGAAACAACATGGAGTAGGCGATGCCCTTCTCGTCTTTCGCCTCCCTCACTACCTTGTGGTCCTCTTCGATCACTCTCCGGTCCACCACCATCCGGTGTGTTTGCATCACCGGAGCCAAAGTATCAATAATCCTTAATTCCTTTCTTTGATTTGAACGGATTGGCTCTATCCGGCACGCTGCATCTACTTTTATTAGATATGGCTTTAATACCTGCTCATAGATCGATAAACCGCCAAAGTTAGTTTCAACCAAGATCTCGTTGACGCCGTGCTTCTTGGCTATGACCGCAAGCTTTTGCCAGAACGCTTCATCAACACCACCGAGCTTCCCGCCTGCTTCCACCAAGAAGAAGTTACCTCCGTGAGCCTTAACCACCGCGTAAGCAAATTCGTCAGAACCTCCACCGCTGGGATCAAGAGCCATAACAGTGGGAACTTCTGCGGCTGGGATAGTTCCTTCTGTTTCCCTAGGTCGGTAAAAACTCGGGTCATGGCTAAGTCCTACGCAAGGAAGATCCTCAATTTTGTAGCCACCTGCCTTGTCATACAACAAGACTTCTGGCAAATGCTGATCCAGGGTCATCACCATCAAGTCGCCACAGCGAAGTGGATAGCGCTCGACATCAGAAAGGGTGGCATCGAGCTGAAACTGGAGCTTCCATTGCATGACGCTCATCGACAGCTCGCGCTGCAAGAGTTCGTCTTCAGAGAAGCGCGTGTCTGTCGGCTTCCCGTGTCGCGTTCCTACCTGATTCTGGATTAAGTCAGCCAGGCATCCTTTATATGGCGTCAGATCTTGCGGCACCCTGGCTGGCCACATCTGCATCTTGTAGTTGAGATCTCGATTCAACGTGAAATAGATACTATCCGTCGCTGAGTGAGGAGTACCTAGGTAAACGATCTCCGCATTAGGCCCTGGCTTGAGGATGGCCTCCAGCTCATTCAACGAGTTCCGTAGTTTCTCTCTCTGCGTCTGCGTGAGAGAAGTAACAGGTGTTTCCGCATCATCAACAAGACAGAGATCTGCCCTCGAACCCGTGATCATTCCATTGATCCCGGCTGCCCTGACGGTCGGACTTTGCTCGATGTACTGACAAGTTCCAATATCAAACGCAATCCTGCTGTAACGACCGTCATGGCTATCAGGCAGAAGTTGCCGTAACCAGGACACATCACTAATGGTCTTCAACAACCAAGCCGTCAGAGCTTCTGATCTCGACATCGATGCTGAGATCACCAGCACCTTTAGCTCTGGCTCATGAAATAAACGCCACAAGATATACATTGCACTGAGCGTGCTCTTGCCACACCCACGAAAAGCACAGATCACTCTTCTCTTTGGTCCGTTTTCCAAATAGTCCAAGATCTGCATCTGGACTGGCGTCGGACTATCCGCCATGTGCAACTCACGCATCAATGCGGTCGTGAATTGCGCTAACGAGATCTCTGTGTCCACCGTTCAAATAGCTAATCGCTTGTTGAAGACTATCTCTATTGTCGTCAAAATGTCCTAGGCCTTGATTGCAATTGCGACATAAAAGCCCACGCACAGCACCTGTTCGATGGCAATGATCAACTGCAAAGGAATACCGCGATGAATAACCATTTGGCTTTTGCTTCGGATCGTCTGAGCCACAAATGGCGCAACAGCCGCCTTGGCGATCAAGCATCTCGTCATACTGAGCCACAGTTATCCCATATTTATTCATAAGTTTGTAGCTTCTTCTGTTTTGCAAGCGCTGCTCTTCTGGGGCTAATCCCGTATACCTATCTCCCAACCCATGCCTCCAGTGGCCTCGCTTTTTTTCTTGATATTCCGGTTCACTCTCCATCCTTTCCGCATGACGAGCTCTTGCTCGACGGCGGCTTTGATCAGTATTGCGGCAAGGTAAACACTGCCAGCGCCATCCTTTTGCAGTGGAGTTATCTGTTCTTTGCGTCATCCCTTTGCCACACTTAGGGCATTGCCGGGTCTGCAATAATTGAGTCATCGATCCAAGTGATGTTGGGTTGATCACGCGGCAGGGGCTGTCACCCGCTGTCGCTACAACTTTCTACAGCATGTACATGAACGCTGTCAACAGTTGAACTAGAGTTGGCACAGGTTCAACAGCGTCATGCCAGACATCAACCTGATCGATTTCTTTAAGTACTACAAGGACACAGTTGAACAGCAAGAAGCAGTGCAGCTTCTTCAGTCAGCAATGCCCGAGACATTGAAGCGTGATAAGTCTGCTTGGGTGGTCAAGTTTAGGGAAGCACCCGCTAAGTCAGACTCTGGGATCCCGCAGGCAGCGGTTGACCTCATCAAAGAATTTGAAGGCTTCCGCTCGTCTGTTTATGACGATGGCGTTGGAGTTGCAACGATCGGTTATGGCGCCACTTTCTACGAAAACGGTCAGAAGGTTGGCTGGAACGATCAACCAATTACAGAAGCCCGAGGAGAAGAACTCCTGAAGTATCACCTGGAATATTTCTGGGGCACCCAGGAATCAACAATCCCCTTCTGGAATGAGATGAGCGATGGCAAACGCGGTTGTCTTCTGTCTTTCTCTTTCAACTGCGGCGCTAATTTTTACGGGTCTAGCGGTTTCAACACAATCACCGGATGCCTCAAAGACAAACGATGGAACGACGTGCCCAACGCTCTCCTGCTTTACGTCAATCCCGGTAGCGCCGTTGAAGCCGGGTTACGCCGAAGAAGAGAAGCCGAAATCCAACTATGGAATTCGTAGTCCGTACTACGGCAGACCTGGGCCTATCTAACAACTCAACAATGAACGAACTAACCCACGAATACGAAGAGCTGACCGATATGTATAAGGTCAGCCTGCAACGTGATGGAATTACAGCTTCAACATGGGTTAGCAGCCATCATCTAATCGAAGGCAAACGCAAGCAACTAGACGCAGCCATTACTCGCATGGCTGCTGATGCAGTGCAAAACGCTATCTGCGATATATGAGCGAGCACTATCGCCAAGGCGACATCGAATGCATTGATGCTTTGCGTTCTGCTCTAGGCCCTGAAGGATTTGCTTCCTTTTGCCAGGGCAACATCCTCAAATATTGCTGGAGGTACAAACACAAGAACGGCAAGGCTGATCTTGCCAAGGCCCAGCAATACCTAAGTTGGTTGCTGGAGCTTTAAGGGGACTGGTCCTGACATGTGCGTGCCAGTAATCAAGCCGAAGCAGTACCCAGCACATCTATGGCTTTGCTACCGAGGAGTGAAGTATCGACCAGCAGCGTTACAGCTGTTCGTTCTTAGCGGTGGCTGGGGCCGGGAATACATACAACAAAGCCGCCCGTGAAGGCGGCAATGTCATTCTTCCCAGTCAGTCACCGGGAAGTCAAACACCCCTTCATATCTAGGTATCTGCGCTTTACGTGGCAGATGACCTGAAGCATGAGTCCAGTCCAGATCCCCTGCCCTGATCGGTACTTCACCGCTGGCAACTGTGTACCAACGATGTCCACAGGACTGACATTGCCGACGCCTAAGACGTTTACAACATTCAGTCCACCATGCTGCTTTCACAATCACGTCCTGCTGCTCGCACAACGGACACCTGACCCTGCTATCTGGCCTGCTCATCCGACCAACGACGTAAGAACTTCGATGTCTCCCCACGTTGTTCCACGCATCGCTCGGCCAATCGTCGATAGGTGAACGTCATAAGCCAACGACAAGTCGCGATAGGAATAGTTACCTGTTGAGTGCAAGTACCTGATCTCTTGTACTGCTCTCTTATCAAGCTTGACTGTTCTCTTCGCTCTTGCAGCTTTAAGCCTTTCCTCCTGACTCAACGGAATCCACTCAACCTCAACTGCTTGCTCCTCCCCTAACTTCATCTTGGTCACCATCCTGTTATGACACTTCGGGCACTGCCGATAACGAATCTTGTGCCCGTCTGCCATCCGTGATGCGTAGACATTGCTCCTATGACCGCACTTAGTGCAATACACAACAGAAGCCGTGATCGGTCCGTTCATCGTTTTCTTTTTGATTTTGGTTTGGGTTTCGTTTTGCGCTTATGCGGCACATAGGGCTCGGCTT